CCTGCCACTGCACCTGTGAAGCATACCGGGCATACCGCAAAGAGCGGGACGAATACTTAGCCGCACAGCAGGCAGAGCGCGCAAGCTTTGCAGCGTGTGCCGAGCGCGGCGACAAGATACGGCGGGACGTGCACAGGTACGGGCTTGCCCATACAAGGAGGAAACGATGAAAAAAGGCGATGAATGCCGCTGTGCGCGGTGCGGGGAGCTATACACCTACCATGGCGGACGACCGAACCCCTACTGCCCGGACTGCTTTGCTGTGGTACGGCGGGAACGGGCCACCGCGCAGATGCGGAAATACCGGGAAAAGCACCCGAAGAGGGAAACGCCGAAACCTGCACCTGCGGCAAAGACAGCGTCAAAGGTCGTAAAGCTGCACTGCGAGACAGACCTGACTGTGCCGCGCAAACGGGAGAAGTGCGGCAATGACGAAGTGAGCCGCACGGTGCACAAGATCGAACTGTTGAACCAGGAGCGGGCCGCCCAGGGCCTGCCGCCTCTGAGCTACGGGAAAGCCGTGGCACTGCTGAAACTATAAGCCGAGTTGCCTGCCCGCTTTTGTGCGGGCGGGCTTTTGGGGCGTGTACCCTCCCTGATTGTGCGGGGAGGGCATTTTTTATTGCGAAAGTTCGCCATCAGATAGAAATAAATGCGATACGGATACCAAATACCCCGTGCGTGCAGGTACCTTAGAGGGGAAATTCTGCAGGATGAAAAATTTACAGTTTGTTCATAATTCCGTGAATTCTGGCTTTATAGATTTTTGCAGAAAAATCAGGTACGATACGGGCAAGGAGGCAGAGCGAAAGGAGCGAAAAACAGCGTGAAATACCATGACAACACGGTAAAGGGGACCCGGCGAGGTAAGAAATGGCCGGAGGACGTGCGCTGTGCCGCTATGTGCGATTTGCTGACCCACAACAACCTATCCGACGTTGCCCGGCGGTACAACGTGCCGGAAAGCACGCTGCGCAGCTGGCTGCGGCAAGCCGAGAAAAAGAAGCCCGGCGAGCGCAAAAGCCTGTTTGAACAGGCGCGGGAAAACGAACTGCGGGCACTGGCACGCAAGGCGAGTGCTGCCGCGAACTGCAGTGTGGAGTACATACGGCGGCGGCTGGAAAGCACGATGAACGACGCCGAGATCTACGCCTACTGCAAGCAGCGGTTGGACGAGCTGGACGGACTGGTGAGCTACAACGGCCCGGAAGATCCGGATTGCACGGCGATGGTGCCGGTACGGGAGATCGAGCCGGAGAAGCCGGGCGAGCGGGAACTGCTGGCCCAGCTGATGGAGCGGCACAGGCCGATCAGCGATTTTGGCGCCGCGAACTTTACCCGCACCCTGGTAAGCGTGACCGACCGGGCCGCGCAGATGCTGGGAGATGACGGGGCATCGGACAACACCCTGCGCATTGAGATCGCCGGCGTGGACGCCAGCGAAGCGGAGGGCATGGGATGGTAACGTACAGGCTGGGAAAGCCGAACCCCAAGCAGCTGCTGTTTTTTAAAGCCCACGCCAAGTACATTGCCTACGGCGGGGCGCGCGGCGGCGGAAAAAGCTGGGCACAGCGCGGCAAAGCCACCCTGCTTGCCTGGCGGTATGCCGGGATACGGGTTTTGATTTTGCGCAGGACCTACCCGGAATTGACCGAGACCTTTGTGAAGCCGCTGAAAAGGGACCTTGCCGAGGTGCTGCGGGCGGGCATGGTGCAGTACCGGGAGACCGACAAGGAATTTGTGTTTGGCAACGGCAGCCTGGTGATGCTGGGCTACTGCGACAACGCCGCAGACCTGAACCGCTACCAGGGCGCCGAGTACGATGTGATTTTTATTGACGAGGCAACCCAGTGGCCGGAAGAGTGGTTTATCACACTGACGGCCTGTGTGCGCGGCGTGAACGGATTTCCGAAGCGGATCTACCTGACCTGCAACCCCGGCGGGGTGGGGCACAACTGGGTAAAGCGGCTGTTTATCGACCGGGAGTACAAACCGACCGAGAACCCAGAGGATTATGTGTTTATCCCGGCGAAAGTGTACGACAACGAAGTGCTGATGCAAAAAGATCCCGGCTACCTGAAAAGCCTGGAGAACCTGCCGGAGAAGCTGCGGCGGGGCTGGCTGGACGGAGAGTGGGATCTGTTTGACGGGCAGTATTTTGCGGAGTTCCGCCGAGAAAGGCACGTGGTACGCCCCTTTGCGCTGCCAGGCAGCTGGCGGCGGTATGTGACGCTGGATTACGGCATGGACATGTTGGCTGTGCTGTGGATTGCCGTGGACGAGCAAGGGCTAGCCTACGTATACCGGGAGATCTACGAGGGCCGGGACAACGGCAAAGGGGAAGGCGGCCGCGGCCACATTGTGAGCGCGGCTGCCAAGCGCATTTTGGACTGCACCCCGGCGGGAGAACGCATAGACACCTGGCTGGCACCGCCTGACCTGTGGAACCGGAACCGGGACAGCGGCAGGAGCACCGCCGAGATCTTTGCCGAGTACGGCATACCACTGACCCGCACCGGCAATGACCGCATTGCCGGGTGGCGGGCCGTGCGCGAGTATCTGGCCGACACGGTAGACGAGCAGGGACAGGTGGTACCGCGGCTGCGCATTTTTGAAACCTGCCGGAACCTGATCCGCACACTGCCGACAGTGCAGTTTGATGAGAAACGACCGGAGGACGTAGCGAACGAGCCGCACGAGCTGACCCACGCGCCGGACGCGCTGCGCGGGTTCTGCGTATACCGGAGCGCCCCGGCGGATAAGCCGCCGCAGGCGCCGAAGGTCGGCATTGAAGTGTTTTACGGGCACGGTTTGCAGTCAAGTGCAGACGCGACCCTGGGAATGGGAGATGACGTGTATGTGGTATGAGATGTTTGAGATTGCCGTTTTTGCCGCCCTGCTGTGGGGCGCGTGGCGGCTGGGGGTACGGGACGGGAAGATGCTGGGGCGCAGTTCTTCGGCGCAGATTGCCCCGCCGGTGCCCCGGCCGGAGAATGTTGTGTTCCGGGAAACCATGCCGCCGGAGGACCTTGTGTTTCCGAACGAGGAGGACGAGCCGGGAACGGACGAACCGGGAGAAGAGGACCAAAAGCTGAACGAGCGGCTGAAAGAGATCGAGATTTTTGACGGGTGGAAGCGATGAATACGAACGCGGCAGCAGATGAAAAGCAGATCACCGACATCTGGCGGAAATATCTGGCCGGTGTGGAGCACCACCGTGTGAAGAACATGTACCGGCGCGACGAGCGCTGCTGGCATTTTTACAACGGTGACCAGTGGTACGGCATGAGCCAGGGCGGGCAGGAACTGCCGATGGAGAACATCATCAAGCCGATTCTGAAATACAAGGTGGGCATCGTGGCCACGAACGATACAACGATCGTATTCAGCGCCATGACGGACAATCCCGTATTGCTGGGCATCTGCGACGAACTGAACCAGTTCGGTGTGCAGGTGTGGGAACAGACGCGGATGGACGTGCTGAAGTGGCAGATCATCAAGGCGGCAGCCATCACCGGTGACAGCTACCTGTACTGCTACGATGCCCGGCCTGACAGTGAGGCCGTAGTGAGCGACCGCACCCCGCGCACCGAAGTGCGGGTTGTAGACCGATCCAGCGTATATCTGGGCGACGAGCAGGAGCAGGACATCCAGGCGCAGCCGTGGATCATACTGGCGGAGCGCCGCCCCGTGAGCCAGATCCGCAAATGGGCGCGGCAGAACGGCGTGGCGGAGGAAGAGATTGATAAGATCGTATCCGATACCAAAACCGACACAAAGCTAAACAGCAGCGAGGCAGAGGAAGTCCGCACCGGGGACGGCAAATGCACGAGCCTTGTCTACTTTGAGCTGGTGGACGATCCGGCCCAGCCCGGCGCGAGAATGCTGCGGTTCAGCCGCAGCACCGAGCAGGTGATCTGGCAGGAACCCAAAGACGTGCCGGGGCTGGACGTATACCCGGTGGCGCAGATGCGCTGGGAGGACAGCCCGAACAGCGCCCGCGGCATTTCGGAGTGCGAGGCGCTGATCCCGAACCAGATCGAGATCAACAAAACACTGGCCCGGCGCAGCCTGATCGTAAAGCGGTACGGCTACCCGACGGCCGTGTACGACGCGGAAAAGATCGTGAACCCTGCGGCATTGCAGAAGGTGGGTGCTACGGTGCGGGCAAGGAACCTTGCCAACTCGCCCATCAGCAGCGTGATCCAGTATCTGGAACCGAGGACCACCAGCGGCGAGGGCGCTGCCTTGCAGGCAGAGCTGATCCAGCAGACACGCGAACTGGAAGGTGCCGGAGATTCGGCGACCGGCCAGATCGACGTGACTAAGACGAGCGGCGAAGCGATCAAGGCCGCGCGCGACCAGAGCGCCATGGTTTTGAACGACCAGGCGGCCGCCTACAAAGGATTTGTTGAGCAGCTGGCGCGGATCTGGTACAAGCTGTGGTGCGCTTACAGCACTGACGGCATGGAATTTGCCTACCGCGATGCGGACGGTGATACCGGCATGCTGAAGGCGGTGATCACGCCGCAGGCGCTGGCGGCGCTGGATATGCAGATCAAGATCGATGTAAGCCCGGCGGACCCGTACAGCATCCTGAGCCAGCAGACGAGCCTGGATAACGCTTTGGCGGCGGGGCATATCACCTTTGAGGAATACGTGGAGGCGCTGGACGCCAACAGCCCGGTGCCTGCCGCCAAGTTCCGCAAGATTTTGGAAGCGAGAAAGCAGCAGGCACAGACTGCACAGGCTGTGCCGCAGGCGGCTGTGGGAGGTACACAGAATGCAATGCAAAGTATGCAAATGTGAGATGCGGATCACGAACGGGAAGATCGTGACCGAGGGAGACAACAGCCCCGATACGCCGACGAAGGTGTACCGCGAGCTGGAATACCGCTGCCGGGCCAAGCAGTGCCCGGAATACGACAAGGTGCAGGCCGTGCAGCGGGTGGAACTGACGTAAGGCGGGAAACCGCATTACCATATACCCGGCGGGACGGGCAAAAACCCGGAACAGCAGCCCTATTACGCGACGGACGCGAAAAAACCGATACCCAGCCACTGGGAAAAAAGGGAGGATACCATGTTTACCGAAACAAACGAAGTAACCGAAATGCAGGAACAGGAACCCGCTGTAAGCCCGGTGCCGGAGGAAGAAACCGCCCCCGCCGCCGGTGCGCAGCCCGCAGACGCCCCCGCGGACCAGGAACCCGGCGAGGAACACGCCGACTGGAAAACGCAGGAGAATGCTGAGAATGCACAGCGCCGCCGCATGGCGGAAGCCGCCCGGCAGCAGAGAATGTTCCGCGAGATGACGGCGGGGCTGAACGACCCGGAAACCGGCAGACCGTTTGAAAGCATTGAGGCGTGGCAGAGGTTCCGCCAGCGCACGGTACTGGCAGCCAAGGCGCAGGAGGCCGGTGTGGAACCGGCAGCCGCGCAGAAGCTGATGGACGGCATGCGGGAGACGATCAAAGAGACCGACCCGGAGTACCGCCAGGCGATGGCGCAGGCGGAAATTGCCCGGCAGCAGCAGTACGAAGCTGTGTTTGCCGAGGACCTTGCCGCGATCAAGCAGCTGTACCCCGACGAAAAGGCCAAGGATATTCGTGACCTTGGCGATGAGTTTATGGCCATGATGGCCAGCGGGCAGGTAGATGCCGTGTCCGCCTACGAAGCGATCCGCGCTCGTAAGAACCGCACGAACCCCAAGCCGCCGAGCACCGGCGGCATTGGCGGTGACGGCGGCAAGAAACCCGCTTTCTTTACCAAGGAGCAGGTGGATGCCATGAGCGATGCGGAGATCGACAAGAACTATGATGCGATTCGCAAGAGCATGATGCGCTGGTAATGCGGACCGCCAACAGAAAGGAACGTGAGTGTTTTGAGTTATGCAAACTTTGTGCCCAAGATCTGGGCAAAGGCAATCGAACGTGAGCTGGAGCGCAAGCTGGTGTTTGCCGAGGATTGCAACCGCCAATACGAGGGCGACGTCAAGCAGATGGGCGACACCGTGAAGATCCTGGGTGTGGGCAAGCCGACCATCAGCAAGCAGAAGGGCGGCAGTATCATCCTGCCCGATGCCGAGAACGTGGAAGATACGAGCGTGGAGATGCAGATCAACACCGTGGCGTACTTCAATTTCCTTGTGGACGACATCGACAAGCGGCAGGCAGTGGGCGGCCTGATGGACGCGCTGAACACCGAGGCTACCCAGGAGCTGGCCAGTGAGATGGACAAGGACATTGCTGCCCTTGCCGGTACGAGGGACGCCAAGAAGTTGTACAGCGACTATCTGGCGGTGAACGCCGACAACGTGCTGGGCACGCTGGACCTTGCGCTGCAGATGCTGCAGGAAAACGATGTGCCGGCGGATGCAAAGATTGTGGCGACGGTGCCGCCGTGGTTTTTGACCCACCTGCGCACGGCATACACCAAGCTGGATACCGACAACAGCGACCTGCTGAAGAACGGCAAGGTGGGGCGGTACAACAACATCCTGATCAAGATGTCGAACAACGTGTACAGCACGGCGAGCGGTTCCAACATCATGGTGCGCACCGAGCGTGCCGTGGCATTTGCCAACCCGCTGACCCACACCGAGCCGTACCGCCCGGAGAAGCGTTTTTCCGATGCGGTGAAAGGGTATGTTTTGTACGGCACCAAGATCGTGCGGCCGAAAGAGCTGATGATCCTGAACGTGAAGAACGGCTGAGAGGAGGGCTTGAAAGATGGCTATTGTAAAACTTACCCCCGATAAGATGGAGCAGGATGCAGCGCTGGTGCTGAAGACTGCGACCGCCTTGGACGGCACCGACGGCATCTACATTGAGTACACCGGCAAGGACGATAATATCGTACTGCTTTTGCAGGGCACGGCGAGCGACACCGTGACGGTGGAGATGGGCAACGGCCTGCAGGGTGTTGCTGATCTGGCGGTGGCGCTGACTGCCAACAAGCCCTGTGTGCTGACGCTGGAAAGCGGAAAGTACAAGCTGGTGAGCGGCGAGCACAAAGGCTATGTGCACCTGAAGGGTGCCGCCACGACCACGGTACAGGCGTTCGAGCTGCCGGTTTAACCTGGGCACCCCCGGCGGATACTGCCGGGGGCATTTTTGTTTGAAGGAAAATGCAATGTACGAAAAGAGAGTGACTTACGGGCAGCTGAAAGCACTGGTGCTGAAGCTGCTGGACGAAGCGAACCCCAAGAACGACCTTACGGCGAAGATCCCGGTCTTTGCGGACACAGCACAGCGGGAAGTGAGCCTGTATTGCCCCGTCCGCGTAGTGCTGCCGGTGGAGGGGGACACCCTGCTGCCGGAGGACTGCCGCAGGGTGACAAGCGTGACGACCGGACCGTTTGGGGAAAGCGTGGAGTACCGGGTGGTCCAGACGCAGGACGGGGCACAGCTACAGGCAGATGCATACCCGGCACTGATTTGGTATGAGAAAATCCCGGAGAGCATTACGAGCACAACGGAGGCGGACTATGAACTGGAATTGCCGGAAAAGGCGGTGCTGGCAATGGCGTACTACATTGCCGCCCAATGCAACAGCATGGAGTACGACCAGCGGTTTTTCCAGAGCTTTTTTGCCCAGTACCAGGGCAAGCTGGCAAACTTAGCCGCGGACAGCACCGGACCCGAGTTTACCGCCACCGCGAACAGCGACCTGCCGGATTGGATGTGAGGAAGCTATGGCATACAAACCAACAAGCATGCCCACCGCCAGCGCGCCGAGCCTGAGCGTGGTGCGTATCAATGATTTTTACGGCTGCGACCTGACGAACCAGCCGACAAATGTGGATGCGCAGCGCAGCCCCGACGCGCGGAATATGATCCGCGATGTGCCGGGCAAGGTGCGCAAGCGGATGGGATACCACACGGTGTACACACTGGAAGGGCAGATCAACGGCTACCACAAATTGAACGGTGCGGCGGCGTTGATCCACGCGGGAACAACGTTGTACAAGGTAGGCACCGACGGCTGCGAAGCTGTGTACACCGAAGCGGCGGACGCCCGAAGCAAGAGCTGGGAGTTTGACAAAAAGCTGGTAATTGCAGACGGCAAAGCGCTGCTGGTGTACGACGGCGAAACGGTAGAACGTGCCGACACGCAGGGGCGCGTGCCGATTTTGACGATCAGCCGGCAGCCCAGCGGCGGCGGTACGAGCTACGAAGGGCTGAACCTGCTGCAGCCGAAGTTTGAGGAAGACTTTTTGGTAGATTCCACCCACAAGGACGCAAAGGTGTTCCAGCTGAGCTTTGGCGGGCTGGATGCAGACGCCGTGACCGTGCAGGTAATGACCAGCGGCGGCGACTGGGCGGAGAAAAAAGAAGGCACCGATTTTACGGTGAACCGGGAAAGCGGCACAGTGACTTTTACGGCTGCCCCGGGCGCTACGCCGGTAAGCGGCACCGACAATATAAAAATTATTGCCAGCCGCACGGTGGAAGGGTACGCCGACAGGGTGAACCGGTGCAGCATTGGCATACAGTTTGGCGTGGCGGGAGCCTCTGACCGGCTGTTTTTGGCGGGGAACCGGGAGTTTATCAACTATGACTGGTACAGCGGGCAGAATGACCCGACCTATTGGAGCGACACCGCCTACAGCGTGCTGGGGCAGAGTGATGCCGCCATTGTGGGCTACAGCGTGGTAAACGCCCGGCTTGCCGCCCACAAGAACGGACAGGACGCCGAGCGCAACTGCATTGTGCGGGAGGGCAACCTGACGGACAACCAGCCAGCCTTTCCAATCGTGAACATTTTGCAGGGCGAAGGCGCGATTGGACCGTATACCTTTGGGTATTTGCAGACGGAACCGCTGTTTTTGACGAACCTGGGGGTCTATGCCATTACCGCACAGGACATTACCGGCGAAAAGTACAGCCAACTGCGGAGTTTCTTTTTGAACGGGAAGCTGCTGGACGAAGCCAACCTGAAGGACGCCTACTGCTGCGTATACAAGGATATGTACTGGCTAGCGGTAAACGACCGGGTGTATGTGCTGGACGGGCTGCAGGCAAGCCAGACGGACCGCAATGCCCCGTATGCCACGCGGCAGTATGCCGGGTTTTACCTGACGCATATCCCCGCGCGGGTGCTATGGGAGAACGACGGGGCGCTGTGGTTTGGCGGCAAAGACGGCAAGGTGCGCAAGTTTTACACCGACGCCGCGAACCAGACCAGCTACAACGACGACGGGGAAGCAATCTATGCCTGCTGGCGGACAATGGACGTAAGCGGGAAGAACGTGTACCGCTCGAAAAATTTCAGCCGGTTATATGTGGAGCTGGCGGCGGCTGTGGCCACGAGCCTGAAAGCCTTTGCACGGATCAGCGGTGTGTGGGAACAGCTGTTTGAGGATAACACCAGCGCCCGGTAC